TGCCAGGCAAAAAAGCAACTTCTGAAAAAGGCGAAATAGTGGAGTACTCACCGTGCTTATATTTCCACCTATATGCAAATCTTGGAAATTTTAATTTATAAAACGGGTCTTCTTGCACTAAATTTACATCCCAAATAAGGTTACTTGCGGGAATATCTTCAGTTGCTGTCAAAACTTTAAGAGTTAAAACTGTTGAAGCAGCCGTAACTGTACCAACGTGCGTAATTTGAGCTGTTATTACATATTCATTTGGATTTCCTGATAATGTATCAGGTTCTCTGTGCTCTATTTTTAAAACATCACCTATTTTAAGAGCTTGGGTGCCTGGTTTTATTGTAAAATAAGTAAGTGCCTGATCTACTTCTGTGTTCGTTAAATTTCTAGTTATTGTAAAATTAGTAACTTGCCCGTTTCTTGCTGTTTCTTTTACATCAACAGTTGGTGAGTTGAGAGGAGATTTTTTAATAACAGTAATATGTTGCTCATTAAAATTAGAACCGTTTAACTGTGTTGTTGCTCCAAGAGTTGCTGCAGCATTAGTAGCTGAGGCTTCTTTAAATTCTTTTATATTTATAGACTTTGGCTCATTAATACCATCAGTCCATAAAAGCATACCGCCAATAAGGTTAATCCCGGTTATTTTTTTATTTTTATTAAACCTTAAATGACTTGCAGTGCTTCTAGTGTCGCATATAACTACTGATATATTTGTTTCGTCATATTCCAATATAAAGTCTTTAGCATTTGACGCCACAAGCCAATATATTTTATTATTTTGATTATCAACAAAGCTTCCCACTGTTTTAGCATCTGCAGGAATAACAATTGAACCACTTGATATTTCTTCGTGCCCTAAAATATTTCTAATAGTGCCTATATTGCCCGAGCTGCCCACTTCGCCTCCTTCGGATGTGGTTACCTCTACATTTACAGCGTCTCTATATTCACCATTAGGAACTAATCGTTCATCAAGGTCTTTATTCATTCGACCCTTAATGAATGCATTTTTTAATTCTGGCATATATTAGTGTTTAATCCATTTAGATTTTGCTCGTAGCGTTTGTGAAAGTTCTTCCACTTTAAGATTTGATAATCGTAGCTTAGCCTGCCTTGTTGCCGCAAACCGTTCCCTTTTAAATCTCGCTACAAGATATTCGGGAGTGTTTTGTCTGGTTGCCAATATTGCATGAGCTATACTTTTATACATAGCTTCTTCAGCAAATTTATGTACAAGTTTTTCTTCTTCTGTCGCAACTCCATCGCTTATGTATTTAAGAGTTACTATACGACCAGAAACGTGGCTTGAAAAGAATATCTTGCCTCTAACATTGTCTATAAAAAATAACCCGTTAGAATTCATGTGCTCAGGTGATGAACCAAATCGTTGCCCATGCAATACCTGAAATGTGTTATTTGTTTCAGTGTAAAAATCGTTCTTAGCTTCTTCAGAAAAATCCTGCTTTTCAAACTTCTTCCATGTTTCAGAAGGTGTTGCCGTTAGCAAGTTTCCTTCGCTATCAAAAAGATAATTATATAAATCATCCTGAAGCAGTGGTGTAGGATTACTTGTCTTAATAGCTGGATATAAGATTCTTTCTATACCTCCATCATCGCACCAGCTTAATTTAACGTAGTTTACGTAGTCGTGAGGAAGTTTCATTTGCAAATCAGTAGGAACTTCTATCTCTTGTGATTTCTCGCTCTTAAAAGTGTCGTAACTCAATTCTTGAATTGCTCTTTGAGCAAAAAATAACACGTTGCTTCTTTTAATTTTTGGTATAATTTTTTCCTCACCAACATATGATACCATAAAGTTATTTATAATATCTTTTAATGTTATGAATTGATAGCTGCCTAGCTTATCCTCGGCATTTATTTGTATGGCTACTATTGATAAACCATTTTTAGGCGCGCCATTAGATTCTAGTACATCGGTATTATTTGTATTTCCTGTAAATACTATTTTAAATGGCGTAGGCGGAGAAGTTGAGGTGTCATTATATGTATAATTAGCAACGTTTATTTCTTTACCATCAACGTAAACATCCAAACTAGCTTTTTCTGTAGGCCTTGGCTTTAACTGTGACTCTAGTATTTCAAATACTCTAGCGCTACCGTCGCCGGTAAAACTAGCGCTGTTATTATAATAACGTTCGTGTGTAATGTTAAATAATGCCATCTATTATGCTTTTTCTTGTTGAACGTCTTTTGCTTCTTCTGTTGAGCCAACTTGATAAATGCTTGGATCTTTTATTAGCACACCGGCTAATTGTAGTATTTTTATTACAAGATCGGGTTCTTCTGCCTCATGTAATTCAAAATCAACTGTTCCTGTTGCTCTATATAATGCTTCTCCCGCAACTGTAGTAAATTTCCATTCAGCTTCAGTAGGTTTTTTAACATAGTTAAATGTAACGCCTGTGTTACCAGTTAGCTCTGCTGCTGCGTATATTTTTATACCGCTTAAGTCTCTAGTGTATATAGGAAAATCATTAGTTGGTTTTGAAAGCGGTGATGAAGTAATATACAGATATTCGTTTTTATTTATGTGTTCTGCTTCGCTTCCGTTGTATATAACTGTGCCTAATCTGTATAAATCTGTAGGTTCTACAAAATGATTAGCAGAATATGTTGGCTGTGCTGTTTTTTGAAACGCACTTATCTTTTCTTCAAGTATATCAACCATATCCGAATACTCTGTGCTGTTGCCCGGTAATCTGCTAAACTGATTTAAATCGTAAAAATATTGTTCAAATATATCAAGCTGTGCTTGATTAGCAAATAAGTTAAACTCTACAGGGGTTAAATAACCTCGCTGCTCTTTGTTAAGTATTGCCAATACTCTTTGATATACTGTATTTATACTTATTGCCATATTATTTTTTTAATAAAAAAGGCCCACAAAGCTGTGAGCCTTTCACAACTTCTAAGCCAAACGTTTTTCTATTGTTTGGTAAACTTCAATACCTTCGTCAGTTTTAAACCACGCGGCTAATGCTGAATAAGGGTTTTCATCAAATGGTACAGTTAAAAGTTTTCTGTCATTGCTAGCCCATTTAAATGTTCGTTGATCGTTTGATAATTTTATAATGCCTTGCTCAACAGCTTTAATACCCATATTGCGTACATTAATGTTTTCATCTTGCGACAATTCTAAAAACAACTGAGGATTTGATCTAGCAAATAATAGCAAATCTCTTTTAAGTTCTTTGGATGTCATAGTAGAAACTTTATCTCCAAGCTCAACTCTTAATATTGCTTCCGCCCTATCAACATCAGTTTGTGATGCTAAATTTAAAGCTTGAATTTCCATTTCTAAATAATCTATATCGTTTTCGGCTATTTGAACAGGATTATGTTCTTCATAGACTCTTCCATTGTCTGGATGATATAGTGATAATATTTGTTGTAGAATTACTTTTTCTCTAGGAACAAACAGCTGGCCATCTCTAAATATAATATGCCCAAGTCTTGCGTTACCTTTAAATTCATCTACAAAAACAGTTTTTTGATTTATGGTATATTTTATTTCTCTTTCATACCCCATATCTTCATCGAACCAATAAATACCTTTGCTTTTTAACATAAGAACAATAGGTTTTTTATTTCCTTTTAGCTCGTATAATCTGTCTTTTACTTCCCATTTTGGAGCAGCTTTTACTGCTACCTTTTTTTCTTTTGCCATGATATAATATAATAAAAAATTTAAAAAAGTAAACCCGAGGTGGCATAACCACCCCGAGTATTACATAACTAATTTAGCTCTTGAAAAGAACAAAGTTGTTAGCCGCTTGAGTGACCAAACATCTTTCAGATAGATAGTGAATCTCCATCTTGTCAACGCTTGAACTTGTAGGCCCACCAACTGAACCAGTAACCCAAGATTTCATTCTTCGGTCATCAGCTTCAGACGCACGGTAACGTACGTGAAGGAATGGACGTCTTACATTTTTTCCAAGTTGTTGATCATATACAGATGAAGTTCCTGCCGGAGTAAGAACACCAGAAAGACCACCTACAAGACCACGGGTAGAAGCATCGTTAAGATATTTCCAGTCAGTTTTGTAGAAGTCATAAGATCCACGACGGAATCCTGTAAAACCAAGATTCAATGCCATGTCTTCTGAGTTTTCAAATACACCGTAAGCAGTACCACCTTGTGCACCTGCAGAAAGACCAGCCAAAAGATCGTCAATGTACAAGTTAGCGTCTCTGTCTAAGAAAAGTAAATTTTCTTCGATAGAACCTTGCTTATCAAGTTCTTTTAACAATAGGTCAAATTCAGATAATCTGTCATTGCTAGGCACTCCTGCCCCAGAAACAACAGCTCCAGGTGTTGCTGAATCAAATTGATTTGTAGAAACGATTCCACGAGACTCGATGGCCGCAAAGAGCCCTTCAGTACCTGAAATAGAGTTTCCGAATTCATCAGCTACTGCACTAGTGCTATCAGCTTTTTCAGCTTCAACCATAGTCATTTCTAGGTAATCTTCATATCGAACGCGAGTATCGCCTTCAGCCTTCATATACCATAAATATCCTGTTTGTCCAGCTTCTCCAGAAACTTCAACCCAACCAATCTGAGCAGTGTCAGAACCTGAAATCTCAAAGTGATCTTTGATGATAATAGGCTTGTTGGTAAAGCTTTTGAATGTAGGCTGAATAGCTCCAGTCATAGTGTCTGTAGCTTTGTCATATTCAGAACCGTATACAAAGAACTTAATAACTTGGTTATCAGAATCTGAGATGCCAGATAGATCATCAACATTTTCAGCACCGTAAGGCTTAATTGTTAATCCACTAGTACTAGTTTCAGAACCAGCTGTAACGATAGCTTTAAATACAACGCTGTTTACAGTAGCTACAACAGTTGCTCCTTTTCTAATAGCGTGAGCTTCAGTTGCGCCTGAATCAATTCCTGTAATTGTGTCGACCGCGCCAGTAACCGGATTAATCTGCCCGTTATAAGCTAAGTGAAGACGACCTTGCTCAGACCAAATAACTTGATCAGAAGCCATAGGCATTTCTGCGCCTACCATACGTAGGAAAGATGAAATCGAACGGTTTCCATAACGCTCTACTTCTTGTTCGTAAAGTTCTGGAAGATATTGTTGCGACCAGTTTGCACCACCTGAACCATGAAAGTTCAAATAGTTTGTGTTAAGAGCAGCTTTTTCCACGGAAGGAGTTACAATCCCACCGGTTAAGCCACCAAATGATACATTAGTTGCCATTTTTTATAAATTTTTAGTAATTTTTAAGTTTAAGTTTTAATTTTGAAGTATCATCGCCTAAAACTCTTGCTTTTATTCCGCCTGTATCATTAGTTTTGTTATGAACCCCTCTCGGGTCCATGTTAATGTTTTTAGCAGACTTCATACTCTCTTTTATCGCATCGGATTTACCTTGCTGATAAAAATGATTAGCAATCGCATCAGGATTCATAGCGGCAAACAAGGATTTATGATAACCTTTAGCGTCATTCATAACATTATCTTCATTTAAAAACTTTTTAATGAAATTATTAATATCGCTTTGATTAGTTTTTACCTCATTTGTATTTTTTACATTAAATCTATAGCGTTTTTCTGCAACCTTGAAATCAAAACCTTTGAATTCATCATTAAACACTTGATTTGTTTTTTGTAAAAACACATCTTGAGCTTGTTTGGCTATTTTTGATGTTTCTTCGTTTTCTGTGGTATATCTATTAAAAAAATCTACAGCTTGTTGTTGATCCGACGTCAGTCTAGACCCAGCTTTAATTTCTTCATAGTATTTGGTTTTAAGACCTTCAAGTTCAGATTTGGCTCCTGCCACTTCTTCTTTGAAAGCCAGCTTTTTTCTTTTGACGTCTCTTTCATCGTCGACCTCCTCATCAAATGTAAATTTATCTTCAATAAGAAAATCAATTTCATCTGATGATAAGTGCGGTTTAGATTGTTGATAATATTCTCTAAGTAGCGCAAGATCGTCCACATTTGAATAATCTTTGTTGAGTGCTACGTAATCCTCAAGTGTACCACCTGTTTCATTTATAAAATCAACAACTTTTTGAATATTTTCAGGAAGCTCTACGCCTTGTTCCTCTTCTTTTTGAAATGCTTCTTCAACTTTTTCCGCAAGGTCTTCTACTTCTTTAATAGTTTCTCCTTGCAATTCTTCAACTTCTGGAAGTTCTTCCAAAACTAATTCCTCAGCTTCTTCTTTTACTTCTTCTTGTCGTACTTCTTGCAGTTCCACTTTGGCTTCTTCCCCTGCTTCTTCAGCCGGTTCGCTTCCGCGTGGCACGCTGCTCTCTGCTTCTGGTTCTTGAATGGCATCTTCTGTTTGTTCAACTTGTTCTGCGGGCGGTTGAGTTAAATCAACCTTGTACATACCGTCTTCAAATACGGCTCCTGCTTTTCCTTGCACAATTTCTTCTTTTTCTTGTATTGATAGCTCTTCGCTTTCAACGACTTTTGCTTCAACTTTTTCAGACATAATAAAATATTATAAGATTATACACTATACATTACTTGGGTTCAAAAGAACCTAAGTCAAAATCACCACTAAGTATATCATTTCCTGCAGATTCAAATACTTTTGGTGGTAAATTGTTTTTCCTTTGATTAATAAGCTCGCTCTGCTGTGATGCTTGTATTTTTGTTCGCTCGTCTTTACGGTCTTCTTTTTCTTTTATAGCGGACTTGGCTTTTTCAACTTCTATGCCTTTAAGCTGCATATTCATTTGAAACTCAAGCTGCATTAAATCTTTCTTAAGCTTCGCCTCATTAGCCAATCTTTGCATCTCAAGTTGTGACTCTAATTGCTTAAGCTCCGCTTTTTGTGCTGTTAAAGCCTGCTGCTTTTGAACTTCAGCTTGCGCAGCCATCTGTTGCGCTTGAGCGTTAGCTTGCGATTGCGCCTGAATATTCTGTTGTTGGAGCTGCTGGTCACGCTCTAGCTTTTTCTTTCTGCGTATTTTTAGCATTTGATTTGCTAATTGGGTATTCTTTATTTCCCTAAGATCAATAGCGTCTTCTAAATCAACAAGCCCCCCGCTTAATGCAGCTTGTATATTATTTTCAAGCTTTTGCTTTTCTTCTTCATCCGGCATTAAATCAATAAATATACCAAAATCATGCAAATGCAACTCACTGAGTTCAGATAGTACCGAGACGTTATGGATGCCTATTGCTTGTATAAAAGCTTCTCTGGAAGGTGAAAACTCTATAACATCAGATATTCGTAATGATATTTTTTCAGAGGTTTCAGCAGTTAGAAATAAACCACTTTGTAATATATGTCGAGTAGCTGTGTTACTATTAGCAGCAGCTAATTTTTGCACACCAACTAAAGCTTTTGGGTCTGGTGCTGTTCCGTCTCTTGCTTCATTAAGACCGGTAGCGTCCCTCATCATTTGCAAATAATAGTTATACGTGCTTACAAGCGAAGCTATCTTATTGCTACCGCTATTTGAATTAATTTCTTGAATAGGGACTTTACCTGGATTCATATCACCGTCAGACGTAAAAGATCTACCAATTACAGAGCCTGTTTGAAAAAACATATTCAATGCTTCTTGCGGATTATAATTTGTGCCATTGCCTAAATCTATTTCAGCAAGACCATCAGCATCTAAATAAACACCATCAGGCACCATACGCGACATTACCTGCTGCAGCTTTAAATGTGTTATTTGAATCATATCAGCAAATGTAGTAATTCTACTAACTAAAGATTCAATACGACCGTTATACATACGAGGTGCCACGACAGAATAATTCATTCTAACTTTATTTGCATCGCTTTTTGGGCGCAGCATGTTTTCGCACAGCTCCCACTTTAATAGCATGTTAGCGCCTGGAACATAAGCCCCGTCATATAACACTTCTATATTTC